TTGTTGAAAATTTAGGTAAAGTTTTATCTTTAAGTAAAAAAGAAACTAGCTCAGTTTTAAATGGTTTACTTGATACTATTGGCCAAGCTGGTTATGAAAACGACCAGCCGTTAAACCGCGCTACAATGGTTAACGCTGTTACAGCTGTTGCGCATAAGGCCGAAGCTGATGATGTAGATTTTTGGCAACGTCTAGGCGGTCAAGTTTTAGATCTAAAAAAATCTGACTGGAATCGCGTAGCGGTTGCCGCATAGCACCAGTTCATAAAAACGCCTTAACCAAGGTGAAAAATTAAAGGCCCTACTGGGGCCTTTTTTTTGGCCTTTACAAGGTATAATAAATATATAACTATATGGGATATTAGAAAAATATAAAAAGGAGTCTAATAATGAGTAAATTTATAAAAGCTATTAATAAGTGCGGCGGCGTTGTTAAATATAAAACGCTGGCTTTTGGTCCTAATAACGGTTGTGAACAGTGTTTTTATAATAATGAATTGGATTATACTAACGCGGAAAATTTCACGCTATGTATTGAATGCGCCGAAGATTTAAAAGAATTAACAAGAGATATAAAAAACGGAGTCATTCAATGTCAATAAAGCCGAAAAAAATAACAATTTCTTTAAATGTTGATCAATTCAACGCGATTGTATCAGCTTTAACTAGCGCTGATATTTATAACCAAACTTTTGAAGAATCAGGTTTAAACGAATATGAACAAAAAATATGGACGCAAGCTTTTAAAAAATTTGGTTTAGATTTGACGGAAGGATAAACCAAAATAAATAAAAAATTAAAGGCCCATTTATTGGGCCTTTTTTTATGCGTCCAGCTGGTGAAGCTTTACAAGTTATATAAATATATGCGATAAGAATTTAAACATTAATGAAAAGGAGTCTTAATAATGTTAAAAACGGTTGTTAATTCAACGGCGATGAAAACCACATATTGCGCCGTTACTTATAGAGCTGGGCGCGGCAATAACTTTGCTACTTGTCCAAAAACTTGTAATTTGAATCCGAGCGCTTGCGGCGCGGCTGGTATTGATAAAGAATATTTAAATACTTTATTAGATGCGGTCCCAGCTGGCGGAATCAGTTTTACTTATTCACATTTTAACTTTTTAAATTATGCGCATTTATTAAAACTGGGCCGTACTGTTATTAATTACAGCGCGGACAATTTTAAGGCCGCATTGAATGCGTTTAAAGTTTTACCAACTGTTATCAATGTAAATATTAAATTTTGGGAAGGTAAAAAAACGCGAATCATTGACGGCGTTAAAATTGTTAAATGCCCCGCGGAAGGTAATAAGTTAATGAATTGCCGCAATTGCGGCGCTGGGCGGCCGTTGTGCGCGCGTTTAGATCGTGACTATATTATTGGTTTTACTGATCACGGCACATATAAAAAGGCCGCAAGCGATGAAAAAACGCGCGGCGGCTGTTATGCTACTGGCGGCCATGTTGCGCTTCACTGGGCCGCAACAGCTCGCGCTGATCACGCGGAGTCAGATTCGCAAGTATTAAAGCGCTTTGTTAAAACTTTGCCATATGGGCAAGTTTTACGGCATCATATCGCTGGCGATATTGGGAAGGAATCTAAGTAAATGGATTTTATAATATATATTTTGTTTAAGCGGTTTTTTAAAAAACGGCGTAAAATTTAAAAAAAAACGGCCCAGTTTCTGGGCCTTTTTTATTGCCGTTTTCAGGGCTGCTCCAGCAGCTGCAGAAAAAGCTTATTTTAATTTATTCCTATCTTAGCGCTATCACTAATAAACTTAGCATTTACTAACAATGTAAAAACCTGGCCGAACAAACTTAGACCAGCCTAAAATAGTTTGGGCAGCTACTAACAAACTTAGCCCTTACTAACTTTTATTAATATACGTTTTAAATAGTTAAACTTGCGCGGCGCGGCCGCTGGGGCGTGGGCTAAAACGTATGGGCCGTTAACAGCTGGCCAGCTGGCGCAATTGCTGGGGCGTGGGCGCTCACTATCTGGGCGGTTTTACTGGGCCGTTAACAGCTGGCCCAGCTGGCGCGAATCCGTCCCCGCTGGCGCTGGCCCAGCCCCCATGATTCGGGACCAGCTGGCCGCGATCAGCGGCCCCAGCTGGCGCGATTCCTTCCCCAGCTGGTGAAGAAAAAAAGAAAAAAAATAATAAAAAATGTGGAAAAAATAATAAATCAGGGGCCCTAGAAAATAGAGGCTAAAACAGGAAAAATGTAACAAAATCAATGACTTAGCGCCGCGCGACCATTGCGCCAGCAGCGCTAGCTAGAGCTAAGTTTTTCACTAACAATTATAAATAATTTGATATGGCCATTAACTATATTATAATAACCCATAAATCGCATATAATTTTAAGGCAAGGGGCCCCTACATGGATGGTAGAATACAAGACGAGAGGATACTTAAACTTGAACTAAGACTAGCTCAGTTAGAGAAGAATGAGGAGTGTCAAAATACGTTTTTAAGTTTTGTAAAAAACATCTGGCCAAGCTTTATTCAGGGCAGGCACCACGAAATAATATCAGAAAAGTTAGAAAGAGTAGCTCGTGGAGAACTGAAACGTCTAATAATTAATATGGCACCCCGACATACTAAATCAGAGTTTGCATCTTTTTTGTTTCCTGCATGGATGATGGGTAGAAACCCTAGTATGAAAATCATTCAGGCAACTCACACGACAGAACTTGCTGTTAATTTTGGTAGAAAGGTAAAGAATCTTCTTGAAACGGACGAGTTCAAAACAGTTTTTCCTAATGTGAGCCTTGCAGCTGACAGTAAAGCATCGGGTAGATGGGATACAAACAAGGGCGGCATGTATTATGCTGTCGGTGTTGGATCAAACTTAGCTGGTCGAGGTGGTGATCTTGTCATAATCGATGATCCGCACTCGGAACAGACCGCGATGAGTAACAATGGTTTTGAAGATGCATGGGATTGGTACACTGGGGGCCCCCGACAGAGACTACAGCCTGGTGGAAGTATCGTTTTAGTGCAGACTAGGTGGTCAGAAAAGGATTTAACAGGTCAGTTACTACGTTCTATGGCTAAAGATCCTATTGCAGACCAGTGGGAGATAGTAGAACTGCCTGCTATTTTTGAAAATGGGCAGCCCTGCTGGCCAGAATATTGGAGTTTGGACGATTTAACAGCAGTAAAAGCGTCAATACCGCCCAGTAAATGGAATGCACAGTACCAACAGCAGCCTACAGGCGAAGAAAATGCAATAATTAAGCGAGAATGGTGGAGAAAATGGGAAAAAAAGAATGTTCCTAACCTACAATACGTCATTCAGAGCTACGATACGGCTTTTTCAAAGCGTGAAACGTCAGATTACAGTGCGATAACCACATGGGGCGTTTTTTATCCAGAAGAAATAGGGGGCCAGCCCGCTTTGATACTGTTAGATAGTATAAAAGACAGGTGGGACTTTCCAGAATTAAAGAATGTTGCGTTAGAGCAGTATAATTATTGGGACCCCGAAACAGTTATCATAGAAGCCAAGGCAACGGGGCTACCTTTGACCCACGAACTACGGAACATGGGCATACCTGTTGTTAACTTTACACCGAGTAAAGGTAATGATAAGGTATCCAGAGTACATTCTGTATCACCTTTGTTTGAAGCTGGGATGGTTTGGGCCCCCGATGAGACTTTTGCAGAGGAGATGATAGAAGAGGTTGCAGCTTTTCCAAATGGAGAGTATGATGACCTTGTGGATAGCATGACACAGGCTTTAATGCGATATCGTCAGGGTAATTTTGTACAGTTACCTTCAGACGATTGGGAAGAGAGCGATGGGTCTGCTCAAGTGAGAGCATATTATTGAGGTGACGATGGCTGACAGTGTAGTACGCAACGCAAACAAAGAAGACATTCCAATTTTTGATAGCGATACTGATCTTGGTGATCAATTTTTCTTAGAACAAGATCTTGATAACTTAACTGAAGACCCTAATGATATTATACAAAGACTTATGGACGATCCAAATGCGTTAGATCCTTTGGATCAAGACACAACTAGAGCGCCTGAAAAATTTATAGAACCGTTAGATGCTATTAGTAAAAAGATGTTAGAGTTTGAGGGTTTTGCAGAGCCTGCTCTAGGCGGTATTGATTTATTAGATATTAATTATGTAAAGCCAAAAGCTATCCCTTTGAAATATGGTGGGTCCCCAGGAATAGAAGGTTTGATGAAGAAAACAACTATTGAGATACAGGAGATCCCTGCTGACAGAGAGATGTTAGTTATGAGCCGTATAATGAAAAAAGCAGGAAAGTCCAAGACCAACGACCCACGCCTCATGGCCCAGCTAGCACAGGTTCTTGGAAGAGATGGCTAGAGAAGATTTTCAACCTAGTGATGCTTTACCCCCTACGGGGCAAGATAGAAGACCTTTAGCTGGCATAGGTTATTTTTTACCAATGACTGTTCCTAAAACCACGCCTTTTGGTGAGGTGGGTTTGAGTGATATTCAGATGGGTATGCCACAAGCGATAAAGGATGCTTCCAGTGGTATTATGAAGTTTGGTGCTCTTATGCGCGGCGAACTTAGCCCGCAGGAAATACAGCAACTAGCTTTTGATACGTCTATGAATGTAACTGGCGGTACCTTACTAGGATCTCAATTACTTCCAAAGGCAGTCCCAAAAGGTGCACTAGGTATGGCAGCTTCTAAAATCCCTGACGATTTAAATCTAGGATCAGGAAGTTTGTTTAGTCCTGAAATTAAAAAAGGACGTAAACTTTTGATTGTGTCGTGTAGTGCAGATAAATGTCCAGATCCTGGGGATATGGCAGCATTTGATCGTTACACAGGAGATATGTTCAAAAGTATAAAGAAGCAGGGTATTCCTGAAGAGAATGTAGATTTAGCCATTATGTCTGCCAAATATGGTTTGATACGGCGAGACACAAAGATACCAAACTACAATGTAAAGATGGATAAAGAGATAGCAAATAATCTTTTGAACGATCCTACTCAGGTCAACCGTATTAAAAATACTATTGAGGGTTATGATGAAGTTGTTGTAGAAGGTTCCAGCTTATACAAGGATGTAATTAAAAAGGCTGCTGGAGATGCGCCTATAACTGATTATAGATTAGACTATGAAAAAACTTTACCAAAGGGCGAGCGTAGCAACTATGGATCTGGCAGACAGAAACAATCTGTAGGTAAATTTATAAGATCTAACACTCCGCAAGATGTTTTTCATTATACTCCTGATGCAGAGTTAGGGTTTACAGTTTTTGATCCAGACAAAGCTCCTAGTGCTTTGGATGCTCTTGGTACACATGTTGGGACATCAAAGGCTGCTAAAGAAAGGTTTGAAGCTTTGAATGCTTTAAGACTTGGTCCTTTATCTAAAACTCCCAAAGGTAATTTAGGATATGATGAAGCAGGTAATCTAATACCAAGAACCACATTTGGTGGCACCTATCCTTTGAAAGCAGATTTAAGTAAACCTTACACCCCTAAAGGAAAAGCAGGCTCTAGGGTAAAAGATGTAGATGTTTGGGATGAAGAAGGTATTAATATGCATCTACTTATAGAATATAATAAAGATCGTTTCGGTGATGCTTATTCTCCTAAAGCATTCGATATGGGTCATCTAGTTGGGGACAAGCCCAACTTTCCTTTTAGTGACTTTCGTAAATTTATAGGGGAGTTTAGAAAAAAATTAGCAGAAGAGGGTTTTACACATTTACCATATTACAATGCAGTAGAGGATGCAGGAAGTTTATCCTATGTTATGTTAACGGACAGACCCAAAGGTAGCAAAGCTGTTTTGAAAGGCAAGTTTGGTAAAAACGATCCAAGAGAAAGAACAAACCCAGACATAATGAAAGAAGAAGGCGGAGCCATACTACCTTTGGGAGAAAGACCTGCATGGTTAAGTCGTGCTTTAGATCCTTCTACGCCTATGACAGAAAGTTTAGAAACAGTTCGGACAGCTTCTATTGATGGTAGATTGTTCCCTACTATACGTTTAGTTGAAGGAGAGTTAGTTAGATATCCAACGATAGAAGACGCTTATCAAGCTTCTTTGGACAAAAAAGATTTCATTCAATTTAAAAATGATGACGAAGCAACTAGCTTTAGTAAATTATTAAGTCAAATGATAGCTAACAAAAGACAGAGCCCTGATACGATGAAAGCAGGTGGCGGTGTAATATCTTTGAAGGATAAAGCGGTAAACATGAACCGCGGACCACAAGGTATTGAACCTTTTATAAAATTCATGGTATAGTTCCTGAAAGGAGATTTACATGGCAAGAGAACCAATAGGCAGCATGATGGAGAATGTGCCATCTCAGTTGAACGAAGAAGAGTTGGCGGCTGAAGTAGAAGTTGAAATGCCTGAAACATTAGACATGGACCCTGTTCCTGATAACGTGGAGATCATGGAAGAGGACGATGGCAGTGTTGTTATAGACTTTGACCCACGGGACAAGCGCGATGCTGACATGGATTTCTCTGCTAATTTAGCTGAGGACATGCCAGATGATTTACTGGGTAGGATTGCCAGTGAGTTGATTGGTGAGTTTGATGAGAACAAGAGTGGTAGACAGGAGTGGGAAGATGCTTTCGCTAACGGTTTGGAGTTGTTGGGATTTAGTTACGAAGAAAGGTCACAGCCTTTCAGAGGAGCCAGCGGTGTCACGCACCCCTTGCTTGCAGAGTCCGCTACGCAGTTCCAAGCTCAAGCCTTTAATGAATTGTTGCCGCCCACTGGACCCGTGCGAACAACTGTGCTTGGCTCAAGCACTCCTGAAAAAGAAGACCAAGCTCAACGTGTAAAGGAGTTTATGAACTATTACATAACCTGTATTATGGAAGAGTACACGCCTGAGTTAGATCAGATGCTATTTTACTTGCCGCTAGCAGGTAGTACGTTTAAGAAAGTTTACTATGATGAGAACTTGGACCGAGCTGTAAGTAAGTTTGTGCCTGCAGAAAATTTGATTGTACCGTACAACACGAGTGATTTAGAAACTTGTCCTAACATCACACAAGTTTTGAAGATGAGCTTGAATGATTTGAGAAAGAGACAGGTATCTGGTTTTTACAAAGACATACCTGTGATACCAGCTCAGTCTGATTCTGGCAGTTTAGCTGACGAGATTGAGAGAATAGATGGTATGTATCCATCTCAGATAGATTATGACTGTACATTATTGGAGTGTCATGTAGATCTGGATCTTGAAGGTTACGAAGAGATGGACGAGGACGGTGAGCCAACAGGAATCAAGGTACCGTATATTGTCACCATATCACAGGATAATGGCCAGATACTGGCGATTCGCAGGAACTACAAAGAAGATGACAAGAAGAAAGCGAAGATACAATATTTTGTACATTACAAGTTTCTTCCAGGCTTTGGGTTCTATGGTTTAGGTTTAATACATACTATTGGCGGCTTATCAAGAACCGCGACTGCTGCGTTGAGACAGTTGATTGATGCAGGCACATTATCGAACTTGCCAGCAGGATTTAAAGCCCGCGGCCTACGGATCAGGGATGATGATGAGCCTTTACAGCCTGGAGAGTTTAGAGATGTAGATGCCCCAGGAGGTGATATCAAAGCAAGCTTGATGTCATTACCATTCAAGGGACCTGACCAGACTTTGATGAGTTTGTTAGGGTTTGTAGTTAATGCAGGACAACGATTCGCTACCATAACAGATTTAAAAGTAGGCGATGGCAATCAACAGGCAGCCGTGGGTACTACCATAGCGATGTTGGAACAGGGCTCACGGGTCATGTCTGCTGTTCATAAGAGATTGCATTATGCAATGAAGTTAGAGTTTAAGTTGTTATCTAATGTCATGGCAGAGTTTTTACCTGACGAGTATCCGTATAGTATTACAGGTGTGGATGGCAGTATAAAGAGAACTGACTTTGATGACCGTGTAGATGTATTACCTGTATCTAATCCTAATATATTCAGTCAGGCACAGAGGATCTCGTTAGCACAAACCAAGATGCAGCTTGCGACAGCCGCGCCTGATATGCACAACTTATACGAAGTATTTAGAGATATGTATGAAGCGTTGGGTGTAAGAGATATTGACAGAATATTGAAGAGAACACCTGAACCTGAAGCTGTACCAAAAGATCCTGCACAGGAGAACATAGATGTTCTTGATCAGATAAGTTTAGTGGCATTTGAAGGACAGGATCACGAAGCTCACATTATGGCTCACATGGTTTTTGGCTCTACACCTTTGGTAGCTCAGTCACCACAGATGGCTGTGACTTTACAAAAGCACATCATGGAGCATGTAAAGATAGGAGCTCGTGAGCGAGCTGCGGTTGATTTGATACAAGCTGGCGGTGGTGAGGCTGTATCAGAAGAACAGATGATTGACTTAGAGGCTAAGACAGCTCAGTATGTAGCTGAGGGTATGTCTAGATTGAAGGCCTTGAGTGCTGAACTATCTGGAGCGGGTAAGCCTGATCCGTTAGTACAGTTGAAGGAGAAGGAGTTACAGGTTAAGGCCCAAGCTGAACAGAATGATGCTCAGATTGACAGGCAGAAACTTGGACTTGAAGCGCAGAAGGTTGCACAAAGAGATGCACAGTTTGATAAGAGACTAGAAAGTCAGGAGAAGCAGACTGCGGCAAGGATTAATGCAGCTGAGAGAAGAGAGCAAATGAAACAACAAGGAGGTCAAGGTGGCTAAAAAAAATAAAACATCTGTAGTAAATTTAGGAGCGGCAGCGGGAAGTGGAGCAGCCATAACATTAATGCCTTTTAAAGCTGCAGGACCATCAGGGATAATTGGAGCAGCTGAAGGAAGTAAGATGTTAAAAAAGATTACTAAAAAGAAGGGTAAATAACATGGCTAAAAAAGGTGACAAAAGAACTGAAAAAGATTTAAGAGAAGAATATTTTGATGGACCAGCATCAGATACTATGTCTTTTGAAGAGTTTTTAATTAAGCAGGGTCATGGTGATAAAGTTAAACCTGTAAAGATGGCAGGCGGCGGTGAGGTTTACAGCGTTCGCGGTGACATGAGTTATTACAAAGACTTGATGTAATGGTGACGGCTTTCATGCTTGCCTGTTATATGAATGGTGTAGCTCAGGGAGCCGTGTATTTTAAGTCTGTCAATGATTGTACTTACTACACAAAATTTTTAAGTAAGCAGGAGTACAAGAATGAGGTGGGTCAAAGTGTTACATACGAGTGTATTTGTAAGTTAGTTCCGAGTATCAATTCTGATAAGGTAAAAGTATACTGATGGTACAGAAAAAATTACAAAAAGGTTCCATACTAGATGAATATGATCTTGACGGTGATAACGAAATTACCAATGAAGAACTACAGCAAGCAAAAGAAATCAAAGAAACAGAAACAAAACTTAGAAAAAACTTAGCGCAATTACGCATGGCAAGATACACTTTAATTGGTATGGGTGTATTTACAGTTGCTATGTTTATAGTTCCTATTGAACGTGTTGAAGCCCTAGCAGATATATCTAATTTATTTTACATATCAGGAGCGGGTATTGTTGGCACCTACATGGGGACAAGTGCTTACATGGCAAAGAATGGAGTTAAATAATGTTACAAGCGTTGATAGGTCCAGTAACGGGACTTCTAGATAAATTTATACCTGACGCAGATCAGAAGGCGAAACTTGCCCACGAGATAGCCACCATGTCTGAAAAACATGCGCAGGAGGCTCTGCTTGCTCAGTTAGAGATTAACAAAGCAGAAGCTGCAAGCGGTTCTATATTTAAGGGTGGTTGGCGGCCAGCAGTTGGGTGGGTCTGCGCGATCGCTTTTGCCTATCACTTTATCGTAAAAGATTTAATTATATTTGGTGCAAGTTTTGCTGGTGCAGAACTACCAGAGCTGCCTGAATTTGACATGGGCACACTTTTAACGGTTCTCGGCGGCATGCTTGGCATCGGAGGACTCAGAACATATGAAAAGCAGAAAGGACTAACAAAATGAGTTTGTATGAAAATATAAATAAAAAAAGAAAAAGAATAGCTGCAGGAAGCGGTGAGAAGATGAGAAGCAAAGGTGCAAAAGGAGCGCCTACAGCTAAAAACTTTGCTCAGGCTAAGAAGACAGCAAGAAAACCAATGAAGAAAAAGAAGACATGAAGAACGTAAATAAATGTCCAGAATGTGGTTTTGAGCTCCCAGAAGGAGACTTTTGTCCAAATTGTAGAGTAAGAAGATGATAAGATTAAATTTAGAATTATTTAAATTTTTCAATAAAATTGGTAATTATTTTTACAGAAAACATGTAGAGGGTATACGGCGTGCCACCAGAGGATGATATTTGTTACATACATAAAGTAGCTTTTGTTAAAAAAGAAGTAGAAGAACCAATCCCTTTTGCAGGAATTATGAAATTTGTTGAATATAAGTGCCCTATATGTCAAACTACGTCTGATAGTATAAGAGATTATGAGACAGAATAGAAAAATATAGGGTTTTTATATAAATGAATGAGATTTATCTTGCACAAGCTGTATTTAGGCTTATAAATGAAAGAAGAGGATTGATTCGCGACACCTTAGAATTTGATAATGTAAAAAATATGGAACATTACAAAGGTCTGATGGGAGAGTTAAGATCTTTAAATTATTTAGAAGAAGAAGTAAAAAATCTTTTAGATAAAAAAGAACAAGAGGAAGAGTAATGGAAGCAACAGCTACTGAGTTAAATAAAACATATGTAGACCCCAATGACAGGGTTTTAGATCCAACTTTAATAGAAAAGAGTTTGATAGAGAGAATGCCTAAGCCTACAGGATGGAGGCTTTTAATATTACCATATAGAGGTAAAGGTAAAACTGAAGGCGGTATTTTATTACCAGATAAGATTGTAGAAGAGGGACAGATTTCCACACAAGTTGGTTATGTATTGAAAGCAGGGTCTTTGGCATACAAAGATACAGAAAAGTTTCCTACAGGCCCTTGGTGTGAAGAAAAGGATTGGGTAATGTTTGCCCGATATGCAGGATCTCGTTTTAAAATAGATGGCGGAGAAGTACGGATCTTGAACGATGATGAGATTTTAGCAAAAATAATGGACCCTGAAGACGTTTTACATTATTAATGAGGTAATTATGAGTGGAAAAGAAGCACAAGCAGAATTAGATTTGGACTTAGGAGAAGAAGAGGGTCCTGATGTTGAGGTTACGGTCGATAAACCAGCTGAGACAGCTGATGTAGAGGTTGATGCCAATGAAACTAATGAAACTGAAGATGAATTTAAGAAAAGTGAGAACCAAACTCAAAAAAGGATTAACCGCCTTACGAAAAAAATGCGTGAGGCTGAAAAAAATGCTGATGAAGCGCTTCGCTTTGCAAAGCAAAAAGAGCAAGAAAACCAACAATTAACTCAAAAACTAAATCAAATGGACACCAGTTACGTTGACCAGTACTCTAGTCGCGTAGAATCAGACATGGCTCAAACAGAAGCAGCTCTTAGAAATGCTATGGAGATTGGTGATACAGAGGCAGCGGTAGCTGCTCAAAGAAAAATGACACAGTTAGCCGTAGAAGCCGATAGAGCATCACAGGCTAAGGCTGCTAACGAAAAAAGACAAAAGCAGGCTCCAGCGCCGTCTATGGCCCAGCAAACAGCACCTCAAGCACCAGCAAGGCCTGATCCAAAGGCAGAAAGCTGGGCTCAACGGAATGACTGGTTTGGCGAAGATAGCGCTATGACCTATGCAGCTTTTGGTATTCATAAAGAACTTGTCGAACAAGAGGGGATTGACCCAAAGAGCGATGAGTACTATGATAGTTTAGATAGACGAATGAAGGAAGAATTTCCTCACAAGTTTAAGGAAGGATCTCAGAGTAAACGACCCGCCCAGACGGTTGCTTCTGTTAATAGATCCTCTGGTAACTCTGGGCGCAGTAGTGGGACTAAGGTTAGACTAACTCAAAGACAAGTAGCTATGGCGAAAAAACTGGGAGTAAGTCTAGAACAATACGCAAAATACGTTAAGGAGTAAAATTATGGAAAAGCAAGACGATATGTTTGAAGGTTCTATTAAGAGGACTCCTCGCGCAACACAGACAAGGGAGAAGGCGGCAGCGCGTAAGCCGTGGGCTCCACCATCCATGCTGGATGCACCACCCGCACCAGATGGTTTCAAACACAGATGGGTAAGAGCAGAAACTCGTGGCTTTAACGATACAAAAAATGTTTCCGCAAAGCTTAGAGAAGGTTGGGAACTCGTTAGAGCAGACGAATATCCAGATTTTGAAGCCCCAGTAGTAGATTCGGGTAAGTATGAAGGTGTTTTCGGAGTAGGTGGGTTAGTTTTAGCTCGCATGCCTGAAGAAACTATAGCGGAAAGAACTGCATACTTTAATCAGAGGAAAGCAGATCAGATGCAAGCAGTAGATCAGGACATGATGAGAGAAAACGCACATTCAACCATGACGATCAATAGACCTGATCGTCAATCTCGTGTAACCTTTGGCGGTCCTAAGAAGCAATAGGATGGCCCCCATTATTGGAGTAAAGTAAAATGGCAAATAATTTAACTGCTGGTTTTGGTCTTCGTCCGATAGGTAAGGTAGGTGGTAATCCATTTAATAATGCCACTACACAGTATGAGATTGCAAGTAACTATACAACAGCTATATACAATGGCGGAATTGTTATTCCGTTATCTAGTGGAACCATAGCGATTTCTGATCAAGCGGTATCCCCATTAGGTGTATTAGGTGGCGTAGAATTTGTAGACTCTACAACTGGAAAAACTACCTTTAAAAACTATTGGCCTGGATCAAACAACGTGAGTGTGGACACAAATTTTCCTGTGAAAGCATTCGTATTTGACGATCCTATGCAACTTTTTGTTGTGGTAGCAGATGGCACTAACACAAATAGAGCAACAGCTCTTGCTGATACTTTTGCTAACTGTGACATGGCAAGTGTAAATAATGGTAGCACTGTAACAGGTAGATCTAGCGACATGTTAGATATCAGCACAGCTGCTACTACTAATACATTAGATGTGAGGATTGTTGGTCTTTACGAGGATGAAGCTAATGAAGACTATTCTGCATTAGGTCATCAATATATCGTAAGATTAAATGGTCACTATAATCTTAACACAAGTGCGGCGGTTGGTACCTTCGCTACAACAGGCATATAGGAAGGGGTTAGAAAATGGCTATCTCAAGAGCACAATTAGCTAAAGAGCTAGAACCTGGACTTAACGCGCTGTTTGGTCTAGAGTACGATCGTTATGAAAACGAGCATGCGGAAATATTTGATGAGGAATCATCAGATAGAGCGTTTGAAGAAGAAGTGATGTTAGCAGGCTTTTCAACTGCACCGTCTAAGTCAGAGGGTGGAACAATTAGCTTTGATGACGCACAAGAAACCTTCACTGCAAGATACACACATGAGACTATTGCATTAGCTTTCTCAATTACAGAAGAAGCTATTGAGGATAATCTTTATGACAGACTTGCAGGCCGTTACACTAAAGCGTTAGCAAGATCAATGGCACAGACAAAGCAGATTAAAGCTGCAGCTGTGTTAAACAACGCTTTTACTGCAGGAGCTACTGCAGGGGGTGATGGTGTTGCGTTATTAAGTGATTCGCATCCAACAATTAGCGGTAATCAAAGTAACATTTTGTCTACAGCGGCAGACTTAAACGAGACTTCGCTAGAGCAAGCTTTGATTGATATTGCAGGCTTTCAAGATGAAAGAGGCTTGAAAATTGCTGTTAGAGGCACAAAGTTGATAATTCCAAAAGAATTACAATTTATTGCTGAAAGAGTATTGAACAGTAATTTAAGAGTAGGAACTGCAGATAATGATGCAAATGCTATTAAGAACATGGGAATGATACCTGAAGGTGCCGTTGTTAACCATTTCTTAACAGACACAGATGCATTTTTTATCAAGACAGATGCTCCTAACGGTCTAAAATATTTTAACCGTGCAGCTATTAAAACAGCTATGGAAGGTGACTTTGACACTGGAAACATGCGTTTTAAAGCTAGAGAGAGATACAGCTTTGGTTTTTCAGACTGGAGATGTTTATTCGGAACACCTGGTGCAGCGTAGCCTCCAAGCAACTAATTGCATCAGTTTAAGGGCGGCACTTGCCGCCCTTCTTTTTTTGTGTATAATAAATTTAACCTTGACGAAGAATTAACTTCGACATTTGCCAAGACAAGGAGATTGACATGGCTAACACAACTTTTTCGGGTCCCGTCCGATCTAAAGGCGGATTTAACGTAATTAATGAAAACAGCACTACTGGTGCTATCACAGAAACTGGTTTTTCTATAAATTCTACAGGTCAGCTAATATCTTTGGGTTCAAGAAAAATTCAAACATTTGTAGGAACTCTTGCAGGAACAGACACATCTTCAGCTTATGCTGATGGTGATGTGCTTGTAGAATTAGGAACTTTAAATACAGATCATCCAGACGCTTTAGTAACAGCATCAAAGTTTTTTATTCATAAAGCTGTTATTGGAATAACAACAGCCGCAGGACAAACCTTAGCTGGTTCTTTACAATTAAGTGCTACTAGTGGAACAGCAACGAATGCTGCAGTATCTTCAGGTACAGAAATTGTTGGAGCAGGTGTTGCAGCTTTTTCACCAACATTATCTGCTGCATTAAGCATAACAGAAGTAGATATTAACTTTAATAATACAGCTGGTAACTTTCATGTGTTTGAACCAAATGTATCTGCTCCAATTGCAAGTAAGCATTTATATGCCGCAGCTACAACTACATTAAATGCTGATGCAACTGCTGGAAGATTTACAGTTGAACTAGAATACTCTGTATATTAATAGGAGTTTGATATGGTAGGAACAAGGTCTGACGTAAAAGCGTTTAATGTTAACCAAGGAGCGTCTGCTGCTTTAATAGGCCCTGCAAGGTCAAGAATAAGACAAATTGTTATTTTTGCTGATGCTGCGGGGGCTATTACCATAACAAATGGTAACGGTGGATCTACTCTGATTGCACAAAGTTTTCCTACTGGATTACACACTCTTAATATTCCAGACAACGGTATATTAGCTGAGAACGGTGCATATCTTTCTGCTTTTACTGGTAGTAATAATAAATTGACGGTGTTTTTATCCTAATGGCTAGGAAAAAAGATAAACAGCCGCCTAAAACTAAAAAATATTTCCGCCCTACTAAAGCTGGGGCGGGAATGACTAAGGCAGGTGTTGCAAAATATAGAAGAGATAATCCTGGGAGTAAATTACAAACAGCTGTTACAGGCAAAGTAAAAAAAGGTAGCAAGGATGCAAAAAGAAGAAAGTCTTTTTGTGCTAGGTCTGCAGGACAAATGAAAAAATTTCCAAAGGCCGCTAAAAATCCTAATAGTCGTTTGAGACAAGCTAGAAGAAGGTGGAAGTGTTAATGGCTACTAAAAGAGAAAAAGATTTTATGCATGATTTAGATAAGAGAATGGCTATTCTTGAAGATACGATGGATCGTCTTGAGAGCAATCATTTAACGCATTTACAAAAACAAATAGATAAGATTGATGCCCGTATATGGGCTATTATTTTTGGAGCTGTTTTACAGTTGATAGGAATTGTGTCTATATTTATAGGAATGAGTAACTAATGGTATTAACAGGAAAAGCAAAACGAAAAATTAAAACAGTTGCAAATAAATTAAAAAAAGCTTCAAAAGCTCACGCGGGTCAATCGAAAGTATTATCTGGATTATTAAAAAATGGCAAAAGAAAAAGATCCTAAAATTGGAACGGGAAAAAAACCAAAAGGTTCGGGTAGAAGATTATACACGGATGAGAATCCAAAAGACACCGTTAGTATCAAGTTTGCCACAGAAGCAGACGCAAGAGCAACAGTTGCGAAAGTTAAAAGAATTGATAAACCATTTGCGAGAAAGATACAAATACTTACTGTTGGTGAGCAAAGAGCAAAGGTTATGAAAAAAAATAAAGTGGCTAATATTTTTAAAAAAGGTAAAGAACAGATTAGGAAAGCGAGGAAAACATGACATCTGTAGTAAGAACAGGACCCAAACCTTCTAAATTAAATGTTACTTATTTTAAAAGGGGTGGAGCTGCCTCAAAAAAATCTAAAGGAAGTAAAATTTGTCCTGCTGGAAAAGCTTGGGCTAAAAGAACTTTTGATACATATCCAAGCGCATATGCAAATATGGCTGCTTCAAAGTATTGTAAAGATCCTAATTATGCTAAAGGCGCAAAAGGTAAAAAATAATGGGTGCACTTAAAGATTGGGTAAAACAAGATTGGGTTCGCATAGGAACTGATGGGAAAATCAAGGGAAAATGTGGGACTTCAAAGGATAAAAAAAATCCTGATAGGTGTTTGCCTAGATCAAAAGCCAACAGCTTAACTAAGTCACAACGAGCTGCAACAGCTCGTAAAAAGAAAAGAGAGGGCGCAAAAGGTAAAACTTTTGTTGCAAACACTAAACCTGCAAAGGTTAAAAAAATGGGATCAGGCGGAGCAGTAACGTCAACTAAAGCTAAAAGACCTTATAATGGCAAGACAGAAAAAGGAACTATTGTTGCAAGAGGTTGTGGTGTTGTTATGTCTGATAGACGTAAAAAAACAAAAGTAAGGACATGATATGGCAACATCTAATTCAACAAACTTTGAACCTGATGCCGCAGAATATGTAGAAGAAGCCTATGAAAGATGTGGTTTAGAAATAAGAACAGGTTATGATTTAACTACAGCTAGAAGATCCTTAAATCTGATGTTTGCAGAGTGGGCAAACAGAGGTCTAAATCAATGGACTATAACACAAAGAACGCAAGCTCTTACTTCTGGAACTAGAGAATATTCCTTAGCAACGGATGTGATAGATATTTTAAATTTAGTTGTAAGACGTTCTGGCACAGATTTTTCTATGAATAGAGTAAGTAGATCAGATGATTTAGCCGTTCCTAACAAGAGCACCACAGGTAGACCCACACAATTTTTTTTAGATCGTCAGATAACTCCTAATTTAAAAATATGGCCGACCCCTGAGAACAGCACGGATGTTATACATTATGATGCTTTAACAAGAATAGAAGACGTAGATTCTCAAGTTAATACTATGGATGTTCCGTTTAGATTTTACCCTTGTTTAACGGCAGGATTAGCCTATTATCTCTCTTTGAAAAAAGCACCTCAAAGAACACAAATGTTAAAAGCTATTTACGAGGAAGAGTTTGAACGAGCGATGGGAGAAGATCGTGATAGATCAAGCTTTACTGTAAGTCCACAATATGCTTATTTGAGGTCTAATTAATGGCAAGATTTGCAACAGGTAAACACGCTTTTGGTATATCGGATAGATCAGGTATGAAATATAGATACCGTGATCTAAAAAAGGAATGGAACGGTTCTTTAGTGGGTCCTGATGAATTTGAAGCCAAACATCCCCAATTAGGCCCTTTTAGAACCGTTTCAGATGCTGAAGCTTTACGAGATGCTAGGCCTAGCAGAACAGAAAATGACGTAGAAGTTCTTTTAGTTTTAAATCCTTTTATATCTAGTTCTTCAGGGTCAGGCGTAATAACGGTAAGAGAGTTTGGTCATGGTAGAACTACGGGTGACACTGTTAGATTTAGAACAGTGAATGGCTTTGATGGTTTTACAAAGGCTGTATTAGAACAATCTGCTGGCTACAGTATTACGGTTGTAACAACAGATACTTATACATTTACAGCTAATGGACAAACGGCTACAATAGGAGGTATTGTAGGGGGCGGTAGTCGAGCTACAGCTGGGCCAACAACGGTGAGTGCATGATATGAGTTTTACGTTAGCAACATTAAAAACAGCAATACAAGATTACACAGATAATAGTGAAACTACTTTTGTTAACAATTTAAATAATTTTATAAAAGCAGCAGAAGAAAAAATATTCAAAAGTGTAGATCTAGATATATTTAGAAAAAATGTAACGAGTGCTTTGACTTCATCAGATCAGTTTTTAACGGTTCCTAGTGACTATCTTGCATCTTTTTCTTTACAAATAACAACGGCTGGGTCTGAAAGTTTTTTACTGCAAAAAGATGTTAATTATTTAAGAGAATATACGCCAGCGGCCTCAACAACTGGACTTCCAAAATATTATGCAAGATTTGATGAAAACAATTTCATGTTAGCGCCAACACCAAATAGTAATTACACAATAGAATTACATTACTATTATAGACCCACTAGTATAACAGCAGGGGCGGATAGTGGCACCACTTGGATTAGCACTAATGCTCCTTTTGCTTTGTTATACGGATCTTTGATTGAAGCTTATACTTTTATGAAGGGCGAGACAGATGTTATTCAAAACTATAATAATACATACTTGCAATATATGGAACGCTTGAAAGATTTAGGAGAAGCAAGAGAGAATACAGACGCAAACAGAGTTGGTTTACCCGCCAGACCAAGAACATAGGAGTAGAAAATGGCAACAGCAAATGCAGCAACCAATTATCTAGAGAGACGATTATTACATTTTATATTTAAAAACAACTCTCTTAGTTTTTCATCACCTGGTGATAGTATTTATGTAGGACTTGCAACGGCAGTAAGTGCAGCAGAAACTGGTTCCTTAACAGAGGCAACCTTTACTAACTATGCAAGACAACAAGTTACCGCAGCGAACTGGACTACAATAGGTTCAGATTCAACAGACACACAAACAGCAGTCAATGCAGCTAATATTGAGTTTCCAGCATCTGGTGGCACAAACAATACTATCACACATGTATTTCTTGCAGACGCATCTAGCAGTGGTAATATATTATTTGTTGGTGCATTAGATGCAAGTAAGGCAATAGCAAGTGGTGATATATTTAGAATTAATGCAGGTAACTTAACAATAGAGCTTAAATAATGGCATTAGTATTAAACGACAGAGTAAAAGAAACAACAACCACAACTGGCACTGGCACACTTACACTGGCTGGTGCAGTTACTGGATTTGAAACTTTTGCTGCTGGTGTCGGAAACAGTAATACTACATACTACGCAGTTACACTACCTGGCACATCAGAGTTTGAGGTAGGATTAGGAACACTCAATAGCGACTCTAGCACTTTAGCTAGAACAACCGTTATAAGTAGCTCGAATAGTGATAGTGCTGTAAACTTTAGTTCTGGTACAAAAACAATATTTTGTACAATACCAGCTTCCAAATCAGTGTTTTTAGATGCCAGTGGTAATGCAACATTAGGTGCAGATCTGTCCATAGGTGACGATCTTACTGTTAATGGTGGTGTAATAGAACTTAAAAACACTGGAGCACAATCAGAACTTAGGATGTATTGTGAGTTTTCTAACGCACACTACGCAGCGTTAAAAGCACCAGCACACTCTGACTTTGCGGGTAATACCACATTAACTCTTCCTGCAACCACAGACACTATTGTTGGTAGAGCGACCACAGACACATTAACAAATAAAACTATTGATGCTTCTCAGCTATCTGGAACTGTAGCAAATGCAAGATTAGATGCAGAACTACAAGCACTAGCTGGTTTAACATCAGCCGCAGACAAAGGCATACAATTTACTGGATCAGGAACAGCATCAACATATGATTTAACAGCAGCAGGTAAGGCATTGCTTGATGATGCAGATGCAGCCGCTCAAAGAACAACATTAGGGTTAGGCACAGCGGCAGTTGCAGCTACTGGTATATCAAATACAAATGTACCAGTGTTTACATCAGGTGTAGTTGACAATGATTTCTTGCGTGTAGATGGAACATCGATAGAGGGCAGAAGTGCATCTGAAGTATTAAGTGATATTGGTGGTCAAGCCTCATTAACTTTTGGTATATCAAACACAAACGCAGTGAAGATAGATAGTTCTAGTGTGGCAGATGATGAGTTTGCAAGATTTACTGCAAATGGTTTAGAGAGCAGAAGTGCATCAGAAGTACTGTCTGACATAGGTGCAACAACTGCTTCGGCAGCAGCAGATGAGGCTACAGCTTTAGCAATAGCGTTAGGATAATGACATGGCAAATACATTCAAAGTAATTACAAGAGATGTTGCTCCAGCCAGTGCTGGATCGCCAGAAACTCTTTATACAGTTCAAACTGGTAGCACAATTATTGTATTAGGATTAACACTAGCAAATGTACATACTGCACAAGTTACTGGAACAGTGCAACTTGTAAGTACAACGACACAAACATCTCAAACACAAAACACCACGGCTCATATAGTGAAAGACATACCAGTGCCAGTTGGGTCATCAGTTGAGATCATGTCGGGAAATAAGATAGTTTTGAATGTAGGAGATATAATAAAGATAGATTGTTCTGTTGCAGATAAGCTATCAGTAACCATGAGTTATATGGAGATCACATAATGCCGTATTTAGGTAACACAGCAGGAAATAGATTTGTAGCAGCAAAGGCGGCGACACAATTTTCTGGTGATGGTTCTACAACTGCATTTACATTAGATCATGCAGTAGGTTCTGATGAAGACATACTTGTATCTGTAGATGGTGTTATACAAGAACCATCTGTAGCGTATGCAGTAAGTAACGGAACTACACTTACATTTACAGGCGCACCATCAAATAATTCTGGTAATAACATTTTTGTGTATTACTTATTTAGGACAGTGGGTACAGTAAGTCATCCAAATAATGGTGCGTTAAGTGCGTCAACAGGTACGTTTACTGGTAATGTAACTGTTACTGGTGATGTAACTGTAAATACGGGAGGCACAGACACTTTAAAAGTAGATGCTGCTCTTGATAAAGTAGGTGTTAATACTACAACTCCTAGTAATTATTATTCAGATGATTTTGTTGTTACTGCTGGAGACGAAGGTGGTATGACGATTGTAAATAGCACTACACATAGAGGGTATTTAGCTTTTGCAGATGGAACATCGGGAGACGCAAGATATCGTGGATATATTAGTTATGACCACAACACCGATTTTTTATATCTTGGAGCAGGAGGAAGTGGTTATCTTCATATTGATGGTAGTGGTCGTGTAGTAGCACCAAACCAACCTCATTTTCAAGCTAGAAGTAATGCTGGAAATAATGGTAATACATGGGAGACTGGGCAAGTTATAAAATTTCAAACAGTTGCTGTAAATCAGGGTAGTCATTATAGCACTTCTACTGGCAGATTTACTGCTCCAGTATCTGGATTTTATCAATTTAATTTTGTTGGTTTTGGATATAATGGAGGTTCTGTCGGCACTCAAACTGTATCAGTTAATCTTCTTATAAATGGAAGCGGTTATATAATGATAGCGTATGAAAATAACAGTAATGGTGCTGGTAATACTTATCCAGCAGTTTCTGCTTCTTCTGCTGTTTATCTTAGTGCAAACGATCACGCTTCAATTTATGTACAGGGTTCGGGAATATATGCAGATTCCTCAAATCTTTATACGGCTTTTTCTGGGTTTTTAGTGGCTTAATTAGGAGAAAAATAAATGGCAGACATTACAGTTAAATTAACAGACACTCAAACAAAATGTTTAGAGTATGCGTCTTATTCAGTTCAAGATTGGTGTGATAATGCAATACACAATAGAGCTAGAGTGGCTCAAGAAGAAATTATAGCAAAATTAGTTGCACATTGTAATGAAAAATCGATTGCATTAGCTGTAGGTACTGATGCACAAGTAACACAAGCATACACTTTAAAAGTTGTAGATACTGCAAAAAATGTTGAAGATAATAGATCTAAAGGTATCGGAGAGTAAAGAATGGCATTAACAAAAGTAATAGGAGAAGGTTTAGGTAATCTTGATGAAAATATTACTTTTAGCACAGCAAGTAAAGGTGTTCATCTTGGTGTAACTTCTGCTACATCATCTAATTTACTTGATGATTATGAAGAAGGCACTCATACATTTGTAGAGGTTAGTGGACAAGCGAGTATAACAAATAATAGATCACATTATACTAAAATAGGAAGATTAGTTGCAGTGCAAGCTTCTATAACTGTAGGTTCTAACAGTAATTCCAATCCTCTTAATCTTAGTTTACCTTTTTCATCGACTATAGACGGATATTATCTTGGTGGAGGAAATATAAGTTATACTAGTATGTCTGCTACTTATATAAATGACAATTTAAGACCTCTTATTGCAAATGCCGCTGCTGATGTTTCTTTTATTGGTGGAGCTAATGCTGGTGGTAGTGCTTTAACTTGTGCCGCTGTTAGTGGAGCAAGAATAGATTTTCATATATTATATTTTGTTTAAGGAGTAATTAATGGCGTTAACAGAAGAAACAATACAAGATAAATTTGAAATTGTTGGTGATTATAAAATAATTCAAGTAAGAACTGCTACAGTTATTAAAAGAGATGGTACAGAAATAAGTAGAAGTTTTAACAGACATACAGTAGCACCTGATGCAGACATAAGCAATGAAAGTGCAGAAGTAAAAGCAATATGCAATGCAGTTCATACAAATGAAATTAAAACTGCTTATAAAAAACATTTGGAATCGCAAGGGGTGTAAATAATGCCATACATAGGAGTCAGCCCACAGTTTGGAGTTAGAAGAAAGCACACTTATACTGCTACGGCTGGGCAAACTAGTTTCAGTGGTGCAGGATCAGAAGGTGCAACATTAAGTTACACAGACTCTAACTTTGTTGACGTATATCAAAATGGTGTAAAGTTAGGTGATGCCGACTACACATCTACAAGTGGCACAGCTATTGTTTTAGCTCAAGGAGCGTCAGTTGATGACCTCGTAGAAATAATAGTTTTTGATGCGTTTAGTGCCGCAGACACTGTAAGTAAAGCAGATGGTGGTACGTTTGATAACGCTATTACTGTTGCTAAAGATGGTGCAACTGCTCTTACAGTTGATAGAGCCACAAGTGATGGTGCTATTATTGATTTACAGAAAGATGGCACTTCCATAGGGAATATTGGTATTGCTTCATCAACAAATGATATATTCATCAATAGTGTTGCTTCAAATCACAAGGGTTTAAGATTTGGAAGTGGGGCAATAGTGCCTACAACAAATAGTGCTGGCACTGATGATAATGCAACAGCTTTAGGTGGTGCTACTCAAAGATTTTCAAATCTTTATTTAGGTGGTGGTATATACTTAG